TTATCTTTATGCTACAAGCATTAGGTGGCGGTTTGATTTCAACAGACCTTGCTATGCGTGAATTACCATTTGGTATTAACGTAACTCAAGAGCAAGAAAAAATTGAAATTGAAAATATGCGTAAGTCATTAGTTCAATCTCTGCAAGCCTATACTCAGGCTATCCCACAGATGGCTATGCAAGGCGGCGACCCATCAATGATAATTAAGAAAATTGCTGATGTTATTAAATCACGCCAGAAAGGCGTGACCATTGAAGATGCAGTAGAGGAAGTTTTTGCACCTGAAGAATTACCTCCTGCTGGTCCTGCCGAACTAATGGTTGAGCAAACGTCCCCTGCTCCCGCTGGCGCTCCAGTAGGAGGCGCTTCTCCTGAAGGCGCCCCGCCATCACTACAAACATTATTGTCTAACTTAACGTTAGGCGGAAAAGCAAGCGCTAGCGCAAGAACTTCTACTCGGAGGTAACTATGGCACCGCGGAAAAAGAAACCACAGCGCACACGTAAACCGCGTACTGTAGCAAATGAAGAATACACAGAGTTAGAAATGTATTGCATTTGGCTTAATGAATACTATAAGTCTTTACTTAAGGCAGGATTTAGTAGCGAGTTAGCATTAAGTTTTGTAATGGAAAAATCTTCTTACCCAAGTTGGGTAGCGTATAAAGCGCCTAGCGAAGAAGAATTAAAAAAATATCTAGATGAAGAGGACGAAGACTAGTGGCAATTAGAGAAGAAGTTTCTGGTATTGGGTCTATGTCTAAGCGAACAGATTTAAATGTTTCTAAACAACCTGTTAGATATATTTCTGGTATGTCTAATATGGGCCAAACAACTGGACAAGAAGTTCTTGACCAACAATCAGGTGCACCTATGGTTGCTGTAGAAACACCTGTTGCTTTGCCGCCAATTGTAGATTTTACTGCACCAACCCAATTTAAAAATGAACCTATTTCATCTGGTGCTAATTATGACCCTACTACACCAAGTTTATCGTCAGTTATTCCACAACCTGTATCAGCCTTAACCACCATAGAAAAGGCTTTGCAGTATGACACTACAGGAGTATCCGAGTTTCTTTACAACAGAATGAATAGATAACCTATGTCAAACCAAGGTTTTATTCCAGTATCTATTGATTTAGATACTTTAGAAACTACGCCAGAAATGATTCAAGTTAGAAACGCTGGCGCGTTTACACCTGAAGAGTCTGCCCGTTGGAATGGTATGGCTAGGTTAACAAACCTTAATACCTTTTTAATGACCGACCCTGATATAAACAATGCAAGAAATACTTTTAATGCTTTAGACCCTACAATACAAAAGGCTTTAATTGATTTTAATCCAGAGGCTGAGTATGCCAAACTTGATGAAAAAGGGTTTTTAAATAAGTTTAAAAAAAGTTTTATGGAAACAGGGATAGTAAGGTTATTTAGAGAACCTTTGCCTACCCTTGTATCAGCAGGCCAAGCCTATGTAAGAACTGTAGAAAATACCGCTCTTAACGCTTTAGAGTTTAGCAAAAAAACTAGAGAAGCAGGTTTAAGTCTTTTTGGCGGACCAGAGGCAGTTGAGAAAGCAACTAATCCTGACTATTGGAGCGAAGGTTGGAATGCTTACAATAAATGGAATGAAATAGAAACAGATAAATTAGATAACTTTTACAACAGAGCAACTGGTGTATTTGTAAGAGGTATTCTTGACGGAAAAAATCAACTAGAAATTTTTCGGGAATATGGTGCTATTGATGAAGATATGGTTAACATATATTCTAAATTTGGAACACCAGAGTTTGATGAAATTGCAAATCGCTACTCTCGCCATAAAATAAATCTTGGAAGTAAGATTGTTGATTGGGCAGGAAGATTTGCTCCGTTAAAAGAAAAACCAACTGCAACCGATACTTTACGTGAGGCTATTGCTCTTTCTGTTTTAAGTATTGGCGGTATGCGAAATGTAGCAAGAAATAAATATGGCGAGTTTGTTTCAGAAAAATTATTTAAACCTGATGAGTATGGAGACCCAGGTGTTGGTTTAGATATAGTTGCTCTTGGCGTAGTAGACCCTTTAACTTATGTTACTTTTGGTGGGTCAAGAGGTATGGCCCTTACTGCGTCTGCTAAATCAGCAGCAGAATTACAAAATGCAGCAAATGCTGGAGCATTAATAAGAAGCGTAGAACAATTATTTACCGACCCTGCATTTGCTACTAAAAATAATAATTTTATTAATGACCTTAATGTTTATAGAGATGCTTTAAATAAAAAAGATTTAACTACTGCTGGGGCTGCAAGGGTTAAAATATCACTGGACCATCCTGAATATGATGACGATGCTTGGTTGGGTTTGCTTGTAAAAAGCACTGTTGTTAAGGGCGACAAAGAAGTTCCTATTACAGATATGGATACTTTTTTTGAGTTTTTTAAATCAGGTCAATACGTTAACTCATTAGTAAATGGAACCGTAAACAACATTATTACTGCCCGTGAAGGCGTGGTTGCTTTACAGAAACGTCAAAATTTATTTGTTAATAACTTAAGAAAATATAGCGCTAAAATATTTCAAGGTTTAGATACTGGCGTAGTAATAGGTGCCAAGCCTATGCCTAATGAAATTGTAGATACTTGGGTTGATTTTGAAAAAACAATCTTGGCTAGACCTGTTTTAGATGTTGCGGGTGCTCCCGAAGAAATGCTTGATGTAATTGTTAAAAATGAAACTTTACTTAAAAGCCTTACAAGACCAAAAGAATATGGCATTAAAAATGTTAGAAGATTATTTGGCGAGTTACTTACAACAATGCCTACTTCTCGTGGTCAGATTTTTTGGTCAGATGCCCTTGTTGATAAAGGTTTAGATAACTTAAGAAAATATGCACGTCTTATTACAGGAGATAGATTACGTGCAGAATTTATAACTCAATTATTTAAATCTTCAACCAGGAACGAACGAATTAATATAATGTATAATTTGGATAAATTATACTTACAGGAAATAGCAGGTGCTAGCGCTACAAACAAAGGCGTTGAACTTGTAGAAAGTATTTTAAACTCTAGATATGTTGGTTCTGAACTAGCAAGCGTTGCTAATTATTTAGAAGACGTTCCAGATATATTTAAAAATCTTGATGAGATAGATACTTTACCACCAGGGCCAAGTGCATTTATGCATTTAACGGATGGTATTACACTGTTTGATTTTGATGACATACTGCAAAAAGTTTATGGCAGTATGGGCAATCCAGGAACAAGAGCGGTAAGTTCTACTCAATTTAAATATGGTCCCACAACATACAAAAACATATTTAAAAAACTTGGATATTTATGGTGGACTGGTTCTACAAATAACGAAATATCCAGAATGATAAATCGTGGTTTAGTATTTCTTTATCTTTTTCCTAAACTGGGTGTTAAAACTGCAGTTGATGAGGCTACTGTTTTAGCCAATGTGTCTAGTCCAGATTTGCTGGTTAATGGTATTGCTGGCAAAGGCCGCGCTTTAAGCAATATTAATATTGCTATTAAAGGCGATACTAGTTTTCAAGGCCCAGTAAAATCAATATTGCTTGATTTATTTGGAAAAAATCCTGCTAAGTTTGCAGAGGCTGCACAGCGCAAGGAATTAACTTCTATGAAAATGGTAGAAATTCCTTTAAGAGACCCAGATACTGGCAAAGAAATAATTCAAAAAGAACTTTTAACTGCTGAAGAGTTTTTTGGTAAGCCACCAGAGGAAATTTTAGTAGACGCAGCCGTTGCTAAATATGGAAAACCATTATCTCCAGAAGAAAAACAATGGTTTACTGAACATTTTGTGTTAGAGAGTGACACAGTTAGTGATGCAATGATTGGTTCAGTTGTAGGTTCTACCTATGGCGATTCATTGGCACCAGCAACAAGGCTTGCTAAAGATATTTATGGCAAAAGTCCACTTACTGAAGCATTTGATTCTTTAGGATTAAAGGTTTTATCCAAGCCATATTTAATTAAAGCAAATCAATTAGACGAATTTCAAAGACAGTTTGCTCAATACAGTTATTTTTACAAATTGTTTGCTAAAAATGATAAATACAATGTAGAGCCTACTCGTATATTTATGAATAATAATGCTTTGAAAACTGAAAAAGATGTTGAAGAGTTTATAAAAGATATGATGGGTTGGTTTGGTTGGATAGAACAACCTACTGCCAAGAGTATTGCTAAAGCAATAAAGATAAATGATGAGTTTGGGCAAGTTCAACAACTTCGTGCTGCTGGAAAAACAGAAGAAGAGATAAGTAAGATAATTATCAAAAATATGGCTATTGAAATGCGCTATGTTTTTCACGGAGGTTCAGGTTACAACCAAGCATTGGTTGATTTGCTACGCAAAAAAGCCTCAGAAACTGTAGATAAGATTTTTAAAGCGCAAGAAATTTCTGATTATAAGATGTTGAAGCGTGAACGTGCAGGTGTTCAAGAGGTAGTCACTGATGCCGAATTAGCAAGAAGGCAAAAGTATTATCGTGAAGCAACTGCTTGGAGAACAATAGTTGGAAAATTAAATTGGGAAGAATTTGAAGAAGCAACTAAAGGTTTTGTAATCAAAGGTGCAATTAAAACAGATGTTGCTTTTCCAGAAGTATTAAAAGTTGCTAAAGAAGCAGGCGATATTAAGTCTGTTGCTACAAATGCTATTGCTACAGGGTTTAGATTTATGGACCGCACCAGCAATGACTTGACACGTTCTGATGTATACTTTTTAAAAGTACTTGAGGAAAGAGGAAAGTTAAAAGCAAATCAAGAACTATACACTGACTATCTTGTTTCTCAAGGCGTTGATAGAGAAAATGCTTTAGTGCAGTCTGCTGCTGTGATGGCTAATCAGGCAAGACATAATGCAGCAAATGATATGTTGAAGTATGTAGATAATCCTACACTGCGTTCTCAATTAGCATTTAATATGCGAATAGTTGGTCGTTTTATTCGCGCTACTGAAGATTTTAGTAAAAGAACTTTGCGTTGGATGTTAAAACATCCGACATCTATTCCTTATAGAATAGGCCATACAAGTCACGCTACTGATGGTTCAGGTATTACATACACAGACGATGATAACAATACGTATGTAGTAATTCCTAATGATGGTGTTTTTTGGCAAGACATAGCACCAGCAATAGTGATGCTTGGAACTCCTCAAGGATTAATAACTTTAGGAAAAATAGGCATAGATGGTTTACGAGGTCAATCTATTAAAGATAGTCCGTATTGGGGTTTCTTTAAACAAGTTGAATGGAACCAATACACATCTAAATTGTCTATTTTAAACCCATCCCTTATGGAAGGTTCTGGTGTTTACACACTACTAGGTCCTAATATAGGACTGCCTGTTATTGGCATTAGGGATTTTCTAGTAGGTAGATTAGCCCAAAGTCTAGAAAGTCCAGAACTTGCTCAGTTTGGTTTGTCAATAGATAATATTTTATTAGGTGAAATTTCTGACGACACTACAATTTGGCGTTCAACAATTCCGCCTGCTGTAAATAATTTTATGAAATCCCTTGATGGACAATATAAAGATAATCAAGGCGCAATTGCTGCTTATCAGGCTATTGCTTATATGCAATATATTAATCCTAAAAAAGCAGAAGACTTTTTAAATGACACTGGAGATGTAGACCCAGCCAAGGCACAACAGTTTTTAAATGAATGGCGAATTCAAGTGGCTAATGTGCTGGCACAGAAGGCTGGATTTAATACAATATTTGGTGCGCCTTTAGCACTAGGTACTCCTGGTATTTCTAAATATTTAAGAGATAACGGAACTGTTACTTTTACAAAAGAATATGGCGACATACTTAGGGCTGTATTAGATTACAACCAAGAGAATGGTTTCTTTATTAAAGACCCATATGCAACAGCAGTTTCTTTACACGCTCTTGAAAGACCTGGCAAATTAATATTTCAGGTTCCTAAAAACCTTAGAGAAACAGGTATAGCAATAAACTATACAATGGAAACTTATCTTTGGGGTGTTAAGAATAGAAAGTTTATAGAACAATATCCTAATGCTAGTTGGATATTTGCTCCTAATGTTGGCGAGTATGACCCTAGGGTAATTGCTTATATGGAAGCAGCAGATATGATTCCAGAGGGCAAGAATGCATTTGATGATAATAATGCAGCATTAAGGTCTTATATTGAAAGAACTACTGTTGCTAAACAGTTGTATGAGTATTATCAGTATGATAAAGAAGTTGAAAGATTACTTAATGACCCTAATAATCCCCGCAGAAATTTTGTAGACTATCGTACTGAAATAATGCGGAAGGCTGATGTAGAAAAAGAAGCCTTAAAATTAAGCAACCCTTTATTAAAACACGTATTAGAAACACAACAAGTTATAACTACAGAAACATTAAGAACTAATTTTAATGAGTTAAAAACAATTGTTAATCAAAATCTTTTTCCAAAAGAAGTAGGTTTAGATACTAGAGATTTATTAAAAATTATGGTTCGTTCTGCATCTGAGTTACTTGTTGTTACGGAAAACAATGCAGTGGCTAGACAGTATTTGGGAGATACAGAATTACGTCAACAGGTAGAAACTATGTATTCTCAATATCAAGATATTGCTAGGCAGAATCCTATTTTGGGCGAAGCCTGGACAGCAATTATTAAACCAATGCTAGATAAAACATACGATTACCCACTTCAAGTAGTCAGAAAGCCTGGTGATTAATGCCTCCAAAACCCGTAACTAAGGGTGGTCCTAGACCAGACATAAAAGACTATCAAGGTCTATCCAATGGTCAGGCCCTATTTGAAGCAGATGTTGCAAAATGGCAAAAATTAAATGTTGGTTCGCCTTCGGCATCTTCTCCTGCTACTGCAGTAGGCGGTGCTGTAATTCCAGTAGATTCTTTAGAGTCTGATACTGTAGTTAAATCTGGCTCAACAAGAACTGACTGGGAATCTTTTACTGATGGTTCTTTTAATCTTCAAGAAGGTGATGCTAAGGTAGGCGGAACGCCTTATGTTACTGGCAAGATAGAGAAATATGGCGAAACTCCTACACCTGTAGTTATTTTACCATCTTCTGATGGCAGAGGATTCGTTGTAGTGCCCCGTGAAGAGTTATTACAGCAAATTGTAACTAGTATTAAAAAAGACCCCAATAATATTACTTATTGGAAACAACAATTACAGAATTATTATCGTTCCCAAGATGCATTTACAACATCTCTTCGCGGTGGTCCAGTAACTGATAAAGATACAGAGTTTGTTTATGCTTTACGTAGAGCGCTCAGCGAAATAGGAGCGGATAACTTTTCTACTGGCGTTAGTAATGTTAAAGCAAATGTATTAAATACTAGTGGTTTTTATGATGTTAATAGTTGGATTCAAAGTAGGCTTGTTGTCCCAGGTAAAACATCTACTAGCATAAGCGAAAGTGCTTTTACTAAAAAAGCAGACGCTATTGCTGAGTTTATGCGTGAAGTTCAGATACAGGTTGGTGACCCTAAACTTGTAGATAATGTAGATGCACTTGCTGAGCAATATTGGTTGAAAGTAAAAACAGAAGAAGAAAAGCGCAAGAGCACTAGGGTTACTATAACCGACCCTATTACTGGTAATACTGTTTCTACAGGCACTGGTTATCAAATGCCTTCTGCTACTTTACTTAAAGAATGGCGTATTCAGTTTATTACCAAAGGCGCTATTGAAAAAGATAAAATTATTTCTACTGGTATTAGAAATGTAAAGCCTATAGATTTGCAGGATGCTGGCGGAGAGATAGGCGATAACTATACAAAGTTAAAAGGTTATGCCTTTGAATATGGCGTAAGACTAAGTGATGAAGACCTTAAAAAGAAAGCAGCAGAAGCAACGTTGCCTGGTGGTTCTATAGAAGAACAGCAAAGAAGTATTCAATTAGCATCACGGGCTTTGTATAAACCCTTAGCCCCATACATTGAGGGTGGTTTGAAGGTTAAGGATATTGCTAGTCAGTTTATGAAAGCAAAAACTAATGAACTAGAACTATCTGAGGGCGAAGTAGATATCTTTGACCCAGATGTTCAGGCTGCTATTTCAGGAGATAAATTGCCAGGAAGTCTTGATTATTTAATGCAGGTTAGGTCAGACCCTAGATACCGCTTTACAAAGAAAGCCAATGAAGGTGCTGCTGGATTCTTAGATACTCTTCTTAGAATGTGGGGGAAGGTCGGTTAATGCCTAGATACTTAGAAGATGACGATTATTTTAGAGCAGATGCTGCATATGATGCAAGGACTGGTGTATCAAGAGCATCTGTTAGTAGAACAGATTCTGTTGACTCAGCAGCAGAAACAAGACTAAGAGCCGAAGCCAAAGTAAGAACAGCGGCAATGCCAGATGCTGACCCATTAGCAGCCTTACAGAAAAGCATTGCTGAATCTAAAATAGTTGACCCATATACTAAACGAGGTCCAGTAAGTGGGCTTAGTCCTGCACAAATAGAGGCTAATAAGATTGTTTCAGAAACTGCTAAAGCAGTTGGAGCAAGAATTATTCCTGGCACAAAAGGTGAAGGTGCAACATCAGATAGAATTGATGTTACAACTGTTAAAACAACAGACCCAAATGCTAACGTTTATCCTAAAGCAGGAACTTTACTTCGGTATCGTGCTAGCAGAACTGGGTTTAGGATTCCTATTTATGCTGATGGTAAGGGCGGAGAATATGAAGGCCCTGAACAAGCAGACCCTGATTATGACCCCAATAAAAAGGGCGATGGCCCTCAGTTTGTTGAGTATGAATACAGTAAAGACTTTAAAAAACGCCGTGCTAAGTATTTTAATTCTGCTACTGGAACGTTTACATATGGTGAATGGGAAGATGCACCACTTACAAAAGAAGATTTTGATGCACAACAAGCAAAAATTCTTGCAGAAGAACAAGCCCTTAATCAAAAGCGGGATGCTTTTGCACTTATTGAAGCCACTATGCGTTCATATGGATTTAGTGAAGATGAGTTAAAAGAATTAAATACCTATATTCAGGCTGGATTATTAAATCCTAAACTAGGTCCTGAGCAATTGGTATTGCAATTAAGACAATTGCCTGTATATAAAGCACGCTTTGCTGGTAATGAAGAGCGTAGGGCTAGAGGTTTAAATGCCCTTTCAGAGGCTAATTACTTGCTACAAGAAAGCGCTTATGCAGAAACATTAAGGCAATATGGGCTACAAAGATTTGTTAATCGTACTCAGTTTGCTACTTTTATTGGTAATGACATATCCAATACGGAAGTAGGCAGACGTGTTAAGACTGCTGTAGAAAGATTACAGATGGGTGACCCAGCCATATTGAGGCAGTTGCGTAGTTACTATGCAATTACAGATTCTGACATAGTTTCTTATTTCTTGAATCCTAAAGAAGTATTACCTGAACTAGAGTCAAAGGTTACTACTGCAGAAATTGGTGCTACTGCTGGTCAGTATGGACTAGATACTGGCTTAGCCAGAGCATCTGATTTGGAACGCTATGGCGTTGATTTAGAAAGAGCACGCCGTGGTTATAGCAATATTGCCCAAGTATTACCACGTACTACTACTTTGAGTGATATTTATAAACAAGCAGGAATTGATTACACTCAAACAACTGCAGAAGAAGAAGAGTTTAAAGGATTAGCATCTGCTAAAAGAGCAAGAGAAAGACTTGCAGGACTTGAGACTGCTGCTTTTAGTGGCGCTAGTGGCGCCACAAGAGGCGTATCTTTGTCTAAACAATTAGGCGGAACATACTAGATTCCCGACACGGACCGACCAGCCCCGTGCGGTGTATAAGACTGGTAGCAAGAGCCAGCCTATCTACCCCTGGATAGAACTGTGGCTTGCGACTAACAACGAATAGAAAGGGTGGTTGCTATGAGCAACAACTACTGGGATGACGAAGAAGACGAAGTAGAAGTACCTGACCATCAGTTAGATGGCGATGCCTTGGTTAAAAAACTAAGGAAAGCCAAGCGTGCTGATGAGAAGCGTATCAAGGAACTTACCGAACAACTTGATGGATACATTAAGCAGAAGCGGGAACAAACCGTCTCTGAAGTCCTAGCAAAAAAGGGAGTAAACGCTAAGGCTGCACGCCTTATTTTGAAAGATGTAGAGGATGCTACAGAGGAATCTATTGATTCTTGGCTCCGTGATAACGGAGATTTAATTGGCTATACCCCACAGGCTCAGAATGAGGATACGCAGAAAGAACTTGCTACATTACGTCAGCAAGATGTTCTAACCCAAGGCGGTATGACTCCAGACAAAGCCGTAGATATGGCATCTCGTTTAGATAACGTAGATTCAATGGATGAATTAATCCACCTACTACGCAACTCCTAATAGTTCATAGTCACTTGGAGGTGACGAAACCTAATGGCAAACTTATATACATCTACCGCGAGCACATCTCTCGGTGGAACAGTTGGCGCCGCAGGTCTAGTACAGAAGGCGTATGACCGCCTTCTAGAATTCGCTCTCCGCTCAGAACCACTACTTCGTTCTGTCGCAGATAAGCGTCCTGCCCGTCAAGCAATCCCAGGTTCAACTGTAGTGCTACAGCGCTATGTTGATTTGGATGCAGCAACTTCAACACTAACAGAGACAACTGACCCAGATGCAGTTGCTCTAACAACTCCGACATCAGTAACCATTACTCTTAATGAGTATGGTAATGCTGTCCTAGTAACCCGCGCTCTTGAGTTATTCTCACTAGCAGATGTAGACCCAGCAATTGCAAACATTATTGCATACAACCTTGCTGATTCTATTGACCAGGTTGTTTCAACAACACTAACTGGCGGAACTAACGTAATCTACAGCGGTTCAACCGCTACAAGCACTGCCACAATTTCTGCTGCAGCAACAATTGATTCAGCAGACATCCGTAGGGCTGTTGCTAAACTCCGTGCTAATAAGGCCAAGGCTCGCCGTGGTTCTTACTACTGGTGCGGAATCCACCCAGAAGTTTCCCACGACCTGCGTGCAGAGTCTGGAAACCTAGGCTGGA